ACTGTATTAGTGATAAATCTTGTGCTTCATCTACAAAGATAACTTTAAACTCTGGTATATTATTTTTAGATATAAACCTTTCAATCATGTCATTAAAATCAACTAAGCCTTTAGTGCTTTTGTAATTAATTATCTCTTTATCAATAGCATCTAACTTATCTCTTTCTATTTTAGACAAGTGTTGATTAAGATCTAATTGTTCTAATGTTTTTATTTCTTTTACTTTAGCTAAATTAATTAAACTTAAGTACTCACTATCAGATGTAAAAATACCATTCCAGCTGTTGGTTTCATAAGAAGCATATTTAATTTGTATGCCACAAGTCTCACCTATTTTTTTATAATTTTCTTCTTGCATTACATTCTCTTCTCTTAATCCTAGTTGATTAAAAGCTAATGAATGAAGAGTCTGGAAATATTTAATATCTTTTTTAGTAAGTTCTGTTTTAATTTTTAAAAATCTGTCTCTTGCTTCTCCTGCAGCTTTTCTAGTAAAAGCAAAATAACCAATTTTACTAAGAGATACTCCTTGATCCACATATTTCTGCACTTCGTTTAGTAATCTTCTTGTTTTACCTGTACCTGGTGGTCCTATAACTTTATATCTCATTAATAATTACTTTCTGTTCTCTCTACAGGTTTATATTCTATTTTATCGATGTGTAATTGTTTTACTCTACAAACTTTTACTGTCTTACCATCTACATTTAATGAGTGACTAAACTCAACATTACATTTTTCTTTTAATTTTTGTGCTATTCTTTCTTCTGGTATTTTCCAACTAGATCCTAAGTGATCTAAGAAAGAATTAAACCTAAATAAATGATGACCTTCTTCTGTAAGACAAGCTCCAGTATTTATCTGTATTCTTTTTTGAGCTCTAGGTCCATTTACACAATATTGGTATAGCTCTTCGTTTAATCTATCTTCCATTTGCGTGCCTGCAGGAGGTGTTATCTTAGTAGAATTTTTTCTAAACTCTGTTAACTTTGCTCTAAAATCTTTTGGTTTTAAAGGCTCGTGATATATGCCTGTTTGTTCCCAAATTAAATCTAATAACTCTGTTTGTTTTGTTATCAATCTTCTATTATTTGCAACTACACCTGCTTTAGTTCCATCAGGTAGTTCTACATTAAAATGATATTCAGGTTCTGCATACATGATAATTTGGAAATCAGATATTTCAGGAAACATTGTTATGCTATCTGATTTTACTCCAAAAGGTCTAGAGTAACATAAACTACGCATACATTTACTATGTATTGGATCTTCATAACATGTGTGACCAGCTGTATCTTTTTTCCATGCAGCTATTTTAGAATCTAGTTTTGTTTTATCCCAAGGGTCTTCTAAATAAGTATAGTTTGCATTAGAAACTTGATCAGGCCATTTATCTTTGTATTTCTTTTTAGCAAAAACCATGTAGTTGTACATAAATCTATCTCGACCATCATCTAGTTTTCTTTTTGTACATAATGCTAGACAAGGTGGTCCATCTTCAAACTCTGCAGGAGTTCCAAGTAATATATTTTTATAGGTTTCATCTACAAGTCTATCTAAATCAGTTTTATTAATTTTGTTTTCGTTAGCATATTTTATAAATTGCTCTAAATTTAATGAGTTGTTATCTTTATCAACTGCATATCTTTTTGTACTACCATTATTATAGTAAGGTAAGTTTATAAAGTTACCTGGTTTTATTTCGCCTTTGTCATCTTCCTTTAATTCTTTCTGTTTTGGAAAAACTTCTGTTTCGGGATCTAATCCTAAAGGCAATAAAAAAGATTTTAATGCCGAGATTAGATCTACAGCGGGTATTGGTTCTTCTGAAAATAAATAACAATGCAGCCCTCCACTTTTTGACAGTATAGGTACTAGAGGTAATTTAAATTGTTGAAATAAAGCTAAGTAATGCTCTACATTAAAACTAGAATAATCTTTTGAGTCTATATCTATACAACCAAACTGTACTGTTTTATCTAATCTACATGGTTGTATACCTATAGATATTTTGCCTGCAATGTGATCTTTATAATCACCTTGTGTAATAGGTCTTCCTGCCCATTCGTAATTAGGTTTAAGTTTATTTTTTTCTGTGTCTAATTGAGCCGAAGACATGTCGGCAATACCAAAATCTCCTTGGTATCCTGTAAATAACTTTATAAATTCATCAAACATATAGATCCCGGGTCGAGGCGGTTCCAGTCTCCCTTCACCGCCTCTTTCTTTTTTACAAAAGAATTAGTAGTTAGATTCTTCTTTTGCAGGAGCAGCAGTTTTTTGCTGACTTGCTTTTAAAGAACTGTAGAAATCTTTAGCCATTTGGTAAAGCCCAGCATTGTCTACTTTTCTAAGTAGATTAATATTGTAGCCATGCCAAGTAAAGCTGCCAGAATTTTCAACAGAATTTAATTTATAAATTCTAGAAAATGATGGAGCTGGTACAGATTTTCCTGTTTTAGGATCAGTCTCAAACTCATCTTCCATTAATGAATTCCATTGTCTACTAACTTTTAGTTGCGTAGACTTCATGGTCATCAAAGCCTTTTCAGGTCTTTCTCCATTAATGATAACAAAGTAATTTGCTGTTTTGATAATCTCGTTACCATTGTCCAACATATCTTTGTTACGATCGTTTTGAGTAACTTTACCCATAATGTCAGGTCCTCTGTCATTATGTATAGGTCTTCCCTCTCTTTTTTCAAAGGGAGCCCATTCAGGGTATGTCATCTTGTAGAATACAGGAATAACTTCTATTCCTTTTTCTCCGTTATACAGTTTTTTAGTAACTGTATTATACAACATACCAGCTTCTGCGCCTTCAACATACTTTGCATGTTTCTTTTTTGTCTCATCTGAACCTGATTGTAATAGTTTCAGAAAAGGTAAAGCAAGATCATTTTTTTCAATTGTCTCAAGACCCATTCCTGCGTCTGACACAAAATCTAAAGTTGTTAATGCTCCATCTTGTTTTGTTGTTATGTTACTTGTTTCTTCGCTCATGTTATTTACTCCGTGTTATTTTTGTTTTGTTTCCCTTAAACAGGTTGAAATGTTCAGATGGCAAGTCTTGTTTCCCTTCGACTCGTTCTCTGTACAGTGCTTTGAGAGTCATAGGCTCAACCTTCAATTTTTGTTGAGGCTGATACCCATTACTCTCGGCAAGGTTTGCATATTCGCTAGCCTTGTTATCTTCGTTGCGACCAAAGGAAACGGTAATCTCATTTTTAATAAGATCACCCAGGTCGTTATTTCGAAGCCAGTTGAAAGCGCCTTCCCTTTTATCAACAGGGATTGTTGCGCTATAAATTTCTTTTACTTCTATAGCAGAACCATCATTTAGTTTCATGGTTTTAAGTTTCATCGACTCCATAATTTCTGGAATGACTTGTTCAGATATTTTATCTGCAACTTCTTTTTTCTGCTTTAGTTTTTCTTCCCCAACTTTTATTTCGTCTTCTAGTTTCTGCAGCTGTAAAACATAATTAGATAATGATCTTGCATTTTCTAATTCATTAACTTGTTGAGGTGCGTCAGCTACAAACATTTCTCTTAGGTCTTCATTACTCATCTATCTTTCCTTTCTCGTATAGGTTTATTTCTATTGGATAATATTGTCTTTCTTGTTTATCCCATTTTAACAAATTGTATTTACCATTTGTCATATCAGAAACAATAGAACATGTTACTCCAATAATAGCAGGGTCTCCAGTTAATAATAAATAATCATCTGTTGTAAAATCTTTTAACAGTCTTCTTAATTTATATATTAGTGGACCTGGTGAAAAAATAATCTGCGATAACTCCGGCAATAAAAATTTAAACTCACCATACTTTGATGCGCCCATAATATTTATTTTAGGGTTACCAGTTTGCGTGCCAGGTATTTCCTGTATTACATAAACAGTATTATCTTTCATGGGTTGACTTCTATTTTATATTTGATATCTTGTCAACTAGAAAGAAGAAAAATTATGAACTATAAATTTAAGACAAAACCATACGCGCACCAGCTTAAGGCATTAGAAATGTCTTGGGATAAAAAAGCATTTGCATATTTTATGGAAATGGGAACAGGTAAATCTAAAGTATTAATTGATAATATATCAATGCTTTATGACAAAGGTAAAATTAATGGTGCCTTAATCATTGCACCTAAAGGTGTCTATAAAAATTGGTATAGTGCAGAAATACCCACACACATGCCAGATCATATTGAGAAAGAGGCCGTATTGTGGCAAGCAGCAATTACCAAAAAACAACAAGATCTTTTAGATACTTTATTTAAAACAGGAACAGATCTACATATTCTACTTATGAACGTAGAAGCTTTTTCTACTAAAAAAGGTGTGGACTTTGCAGCTAAATTTTTAAATTCTCATGAATGTTTAATGGCTATTGATGAGTCTACAACTATTAAAAATCCAGAAGCTAAACGTACAAAAAATATTGTTAAGCTAGGAGAACACGTTAAGTATAAAAGAATACTTACAGGGTCACCTGTAACAAAGTCACCTCTAGATTTATATAAACAATGCGAGTTCCTTGACACTTGGCTCTTGGATCATTCTTCTTATTACACGTTTAGAACTAGATATGCTGTTATGAAAACAGCAAACTTTGGTGGTCGTTCTGTGCAAATAGTATCTGGTTACAAGAACCTGGGTGAACTGTCAGATAAACTAAAAAACTTTTCTTATCGTGTATTAAAAGATGACTGTTTAGATTTACCAGCAAAAACATTTATGAAACGTATTGTAACCTTAACTCCTGATCAAAAAAGATTATACGAACAGATGAAAAAACAGGCACTTGCAATCTTAAATGGTAAGATGACTACCACTGTTAATGCATTAACACAGTTAATGAGACTACAACAGATTACTTGTGGTTATTTTAAAGCTGATGATGGCACTACTCAAGAAATACCTAACAATCGTCTCGATGAATTAGTCGATGTAACTAATGAGATGGAAGGTAAAGTTGTTATATGGGCTCACTGGCAAAGTGATGTAACTAATATTATAAAAGCTTTAGTAAAAGAATATGGGGTAGGTTGTTGTGTAGATTATTATGGTTTAACACCTAATGAAGAGAGACAAGAAAATATTAAAAAATTTCAAGATGACCCTAATGTTAGATTTTTTATTGGAACACCAGCTACTGGTGGTTATGGTATTACGTTAACTGCAGCTAGCAATATGATTTATTATTCTAATGGTTATGATCTTGAGAAACGTCAACAGTCAGAAGCTAGAATAGATCGTATTGGTCAAACTAAACCTATGACCTATGTAGATATAATGTGTGAAGGTACAGTTGATGAAAGAATTGTAAAAGCTCTTCGTAAGAAAGTTAACATTGCAAGTCAGGTTATGGGTGAAGAATTAAAAGCTTGGATATAGGAATATATAGGACTTACGTGTGGTGGCTCAAATTTTTACAACTAGCATAGCTATAACACTGGCCATGCCAGCCACTAGCGTACCTACTGACACTAATAAAATACTTTCTACTCTATTGATCTGTTGTTCTAATTTTAAAATTTTATCGTGAGTTTGTTTCTGCATAACTCTGCAAAGTTTTTCGTGGGATTCTATTTTCTGTAAAGCGTTATCTTTAGACATACTAAGATATCCAATCCAGATTTTTATATTTTTTTTTATTTAAATTCATAACGTAAGATTTTACTTTATTTTCACAAGGTTGCATACCCATATATTTAGTGTACAGTTTATCTAAAGATGCCTCACCTGTAATAGTGTAAACTAACCCAAGTTTATTTTTTAATGCCTGATTCTCAATTTCTTGCAGACACATTTTCATAGCTTTAAATAATTTTATTTTACTTGTTTTTGGATTTGAAAATAAACCATACATAAAACCAAACTTAGCTTTTTTATCTATATATAATCCAGCTGCACAGATGTTTTCTTTTTCTAAAACCATGACACCTTGAAGAGGCAACATTTCTTTAGGAATAGCTAGGTCCCATTTGTGGGCCTTACACCATTTACTTATTACAGAGTAATCTTTAGTTAAGTTCCACTTTCTAGACTGCATTTAATGCATCAACGTTTTCATCGCTAACAGTTTTACCGTGGCTTTTCCAATTTTTAAAAAAATCTTCTTCGTTATCTAAAAGTTTATCTTGTTCTTTAGTTTCAAAGTAATCTGTAAATAAAATATTATTGATTAAAATTCTTCTATTCTCTGATCCAAATACATAAACAATATTTTCATCATCACCCAAAGATATTCCGTGTTTAGTGTCTCTTATTCTCATCCAAACGCCATCTTCATTTACCATATGGCTGCCCGAAACTTTTACACCTTTGTAATCATACAATTCATCGTTTAAGAATTTACCTGTTGCAAATACTTTACCACCTACTGCAACTTCATCTCCGATATCTACATCGATAATTTTCTTAACACTGCCATTAGCCATGGTAACTAATGTATCTGGTAAGAAACAAGAATCACCACCGCCGCTACCACCGCCTGTATTAAATGATAAGTTTGATGGCATGTTTACTTGTGCTTTTGCTTTGTTAATTGTTGAAGTTGTTTGAGGATCAGGATCTTTACCTTTGTTTTCTCTATCATACTCTCTTGCTAAAGCGTCAACATTTTGGTTCATTGATTTATTTGTTCTTTCTTCTGTTGCAAGTGTATTTCTTAAATCTTCTTTTCTTGTTTGATTAAACTCAGCTAATTCTTTTTCAAACTTAGCTTTTCTTGCTGGTAATGAGGATTTTGCTTTTTGTGCAGCTGTCATTTTAGATATAGTTTTGTCTAAATTGTCTATTCTTTTTTGACCTCCTGTTGAGATATCACCAAATGCACTAACTGCATTCATTCCGCCAAAAACACTATCTACTGGACTATAGGCAATTCTACCGTCTTCATTTGTTGGCATGGCGTTACGTAAAAAACTTTGTTCTGCAGTATCTTTTGGAAGTAAGTCTCCAAGAGCATTTAATAGTGGAGATTTCTCAATTAGCGCAGCTAGACCTGATGCTTCTTTTTTTGGTGGTGGCATAACTTGATCATATATTCCTAGAGGGTCTCTACCTACAAAAGGTTGTTGACCTGGATAGTAAGTTGTTTGAGGTCCTACATCTGGTTTTTTCATAGGGAGCATCATATTTTCTAATTCATCCTGGTCATCAGTAACAGATATATAAGGTTGAACTCCTTCATAGTTACCTGCTAAAGTTCCGTCTGTTGCATTTTTTCCTGGTTTCAAGTTTAAAAGTCTATCGAAAAGACTTACACTTGGTGCTTTGTAAGGTGTGTAAGGTCCAAAAGTTTTACCACTATTATTTCCAAATTTTGTTGGGTCAAATGTTTCATCATCATCAGTTAATC